GTCCCAGAGCGATGGGCTTTGCGGTTTTTGCCTACCCCCCCCCCCTGCCCAGCATCCCCGCTATGGCCCCTGTCTGGCCTCAGGACGCGCGTTCTGCATTGGCCGGGTGTCTGGGATCCTCTGGCCATCCATCCTCGCCTATGGCCGTGCTGTAGCCTCTGGCTTCCTCCGACTGCTTCTCGCTGTCGTGGTGAGGAGCGCATAGGCTCTGCGTATTGTCGTAGTCGAAGAAGAGACGAGGATCGCCCTTGTGCTCTTTGATGTGGTCGACCACCGTTGCGATGGTGATGCGGCCCTGTTGCTTGCACCTGCGGCATACGGGCTCGGCGGCGAGGCGCCTTGCTCTGATGCCGTGCTTACCTCGCCAGCGGTTGTCTTTGTACAGCCGGCGATATGCTTCCGCTTCTGGTGAGCGGCGGTCGGGCTTGGGCATCAGATGAGGCCAACCACCCAAAGGCAGATCAGACCTATGCCCCAGAATGGCGCCGTCATGACCACGAACATCGCCAAGTACAGGGCGACGCCGAAGATGGCGATCAGGCTTCCGACAGATAGGGCAAGGATATCAATGATTGCGTCCTTCACGCTGCCTCCGGCATGATGAGGAACTTTGCCAAGCTACGAGACCCAGATGCGCACCCAAACGTAGAGCGCCGCAGGTATAGCTGCGATTGCTATGGCGTCCATCAGGTCAATCACGCCACCTCCTGCTTCCGCTTCCTGGCCTCGCGCTGGCGGCGAAGCTCATTGCGCTTCTGCGCCCATGAGAAGTCCGCAGGATCGTCGCTCAGGATGGATGTGAAGGCGTCATCCGCGGCCCATGCCTTGATCCCGTCTTGCTCCCGCACACGGCCCGCGATGTTAGCGTCAATATGCTCGTTTTCGGGGTCTTCAGGCAACACCTCGGAATCGGGATTTTCGTTATGCTGCAATGCCCTGCGGTTGAGTTCTAGCGCAATGCATGCAATTGCCCGGTCTTTCCGCCTTCTACCGGTTTCGGGATGGATGCCCTGAGAGAAGCACCAATCCTGAAAGTGCTCCCTCGAATTTGCCATGCAGCGCACCCATGCAGCAAGGGCTGATCGCTGGTCCTCATTTTGGACGAGGCGATACCATCCCCATGCCTCCTCGGCCTCACTGATTTGTCGGGCCGTGGGGCGGTTGGCGATGCTTTCCCAGAACTCTTTCCGCTCCTCGGCAAGCCTCTCGGTTCCCCAGCCGTTCATCTCGGCCTGGGTATGAGAATATGGCAGGGCGAGCGATCTCGCCTTCTTTGGCCCGAACATATGCCTGGCGCTTGCCTCCTCGATCTCTGCCGCCTGGATGAGACGTTCTGCGATCTCGCCGGGGTTCATCGGGCATCCTCGTCTATTCGGATGATCGCCTGCACCTCACCATTTACAAGCAAGACGGCCAAGTTTTCAGGAATGATGCGGCTTTCGATGACTGGCACGCCGGCAAAGGTGGAAGGTGATGGCCGGTCTGTTTTGATCGCACCTAGATCGCGCTCTGCCCAAACAGCGAATTTCGGGATGCTTCCCACCTTTATCTCTGCCTTGTCGATCGGCTGAACACCGTGGAGGAAGCCGACCATATCGATGACACTCAAGCTTTCGCTCTCTACCGGCGGTAGGTTGCTCGTTACGGTCATGCCGTCCGCCTCCTGTCATCCAGCAAATCGAACTGATCCGCGTTCGGGCCGAATCTACGGTAAATCCGCTCATAGATCATCCCGCCCAAGGCAAAGCGTTGGGGAATGACGCCACGAAGCTCCTGACAAACGAACTGAAGCTCTCCGCCGGGGATGCGGTCCCAAGTCTCCAGCCAGGCGCTCGCGTCGCGCTCGATCAAGTCACGGCATTTCAGGACGAGATCCGATGCCATCCAGAGGCCAGTTTCATCGAGGAGGAGCTTGTTGTTGCCCGCCTCCATCAGCGTTGTCAGTACGAGCCGCAAGTGCCCCTCCCCATAGCGCCGGTATATACGGGCCATTGTTTCGACAGCACGCGTCTGCCCAGGCTCGGGATAACGGTTGCGGTCGATGATCTCGATGCCGTACTCGCGGCATAGCGCGGCTATGTGGGGTGGAATGTTCATAGGCCCATCTCCTCAAGGAAGGAGTCGAGACCTTCCGGCTTTTCGTCAGAGAGGAAACGCGCCTTGATTTCTCGATCCCAATGCAGGCCAAGCCGCCAAACAATTCGATTGCGGATATCGCGCATGCGGCTGATCTTGAGTTCATCGCTCGTTCTGGCGATGCGCCGATCCCATTTCCTGATTTCTCGCCAATAGCCTCGATGTTCCTTGCGGGTGGTCTCCGGCAAGCCTCTAAAGCATTTCCCGCATATCATCTCGCCCGGGAACTGGTCGGCGGGCGCCGTCCTGCGGCAGCGTGGGTTGATGCATGGGGTACGATTGCTCATCGCACCTCCACCGGGATCGGCTTCTTCCCGGGGCGGAAGAGCTTCTCCGCCGCGACCTTGGCGCCTGATACCTTGTCGCCATCCCTGCGTAGCCGCCCGTTCATGTAAGCGCGAAGGGCGCGATCGGCGGCAAGCTGGGCCTCCACTTTGCTCGGAAAGCGGGCGATTCCATTCCCCTCCAGCACCGGCCGAAAATCGGCATGCTCAGCGCAGCGGAACTCGCCTATCCATGTGAGGCCATCGTGACGCGCGCGGGCGGCGAAATGGTTCAAAGCATCGCTCCTTCCAAAAGCTCAGCCTGATTGTTCTCTTGCTCGCTGCGGTAGCGGGTGAATCGGGCCTCGAAGATGAGATTGCGGGTAACGTTGGGGTTGCCATAGCGAACCTTGATGGCTCCTATCTGGGCAATGTCCTCACCTTCCATGACTGCGCTCGGGAACACCTTGTGGATCTTCTTCCAGTCGGAATCCGAGGCCGCCACGGCTTTCCGCTCCTCGAGGAACTTGATGTAGCGGTAGACATAGAAAATGGCGTCGTAGGCCTGCTTGGCCGGGTCGCCGCCGAAGAGGTCCGCCGAGATCGGCCGGGGATTGTCTCGCTTCATGCCGTAGCTGTTGCGCTGGTTGAGCACGAGCCAGGCCGCGCCCGTTTGCTCTGCCCCGGCTTTGAACACCTTATTGATGTCCTTCGCCTTGGTTCCCTCGTCCGCGCGCCTGTCCTCGGGCTTCACCGCGCCGATGTGATCGACCACGATCAGCGGCGTGTTGCCGTTGCCGAAGCGCTTCACGAAGGCCCTGGCGAAGGCGAGAAGCTGCGGTGCGCTTTGGTCGGTGCATTTCACCACCTCGAACGGCTGCCGATCGATCCAGTTGGAGAAGTCGACGACCTTCTCCCATTCCTTCTCAGCAAGGTCGCCCGCTCGCTGCCGGCGGGCTTCGATGCCGTGCTCCTGCGCCACCATCTGCCGGATGCACTGCTCTGCGGACTGGTCAAAGCTCAGGAACTGGACCGGGTGCCCCTTCTTGAGCGCATGCATGATGAGTTGCAGCGTGAGGGAGGTCTTGCCCTCGCCCGAGCTCGAAAGCAGGCCATAGAGGTTCCCGGCCTCGAATGACGGCTCCGAGATCACCGCGGCGATTTCAGGCAGGCAGATGGGCACACCCATGATCTTCCGCTGCTGGAGCGCTGCCGTGAGGCTTTCGAGATACTGCCGTCCGTGCGAGGCCGTTCCGCTGGCGCTGACGCGCTCGGCGCGCAGCTTAGCAAGGGTATCCTCGACCGGGGCCGCCTCCAGCAGAGGATCCATGCCGGGCCGGCGATCATATAGGCGGGAAACGGTATCCTCGCATGCGACGATGATCTGCCGTGACACCCAGGCATCGAAGATCGAGGCGGCGTAGTCTCGGGCCTGGATGACCGTCACCGCTTCCGAGCACAGAGCGGCCAGATACGCGCCGACTGTGAGATCGCCCACCTTGGCGTTGACCGGCAGGAAGTCCTTCAGTGTGACAGGGGTCGCCATTCTGCCGACCGTGATCAGGTCTCCGCAGACCTTGAAGATGTCGCGGTGCAGAGGCTCGAAGAAGTGTTCCGGCCGCACGATGCGCGAGACCAGATCATAGCAGGCGTTGTTGATGAGGACGGCGCCAAGCAAGCACTGCTCGGCTTCGATGTTGTTCGGGACTTCGCGAAGAGCTTCGTCGTTCACGCCGCCACCTCTGGCCGCTGCATAAGCTTGAGCTCCTGCGCATGCCCGGCGGCCCAGAGGGCTATAATGCAGGCGTCCCGGCTATCCATGTTCGGGCTGTCAATGCGGAGCATGTCGCAGTAGGCCTTGGCGCGCTGCTTGGGCTTGCCGCTGATGTTGCGGGGGATGACGGTCTGCCAGGTCTGGGCACGCACCTCTATGCAGGGGATGTTGTTGCCCATAACGGCCATTTCCGCCGCGCCGACATAACGGTTCAGGATGGCGATGGTTTTCGAGTTGATGGTGGTCTCTTGCTCCTCCTGACCGAGCAAGTCCGTGCGCTTCTTCGTGAACCGGGGCGCGATCTCCAGCGGTGCCTCTATGGCCGCGAAGTCGGGCCGGTGCTCCTTTATGAGCTTGGGAAGATGCGAACGCATATAGCGGACGCGCTCGAAGGGCGAGCCGCCCTGAAGCTTGAAGGAGCCAGATATGATGGCCGATGGCGGCCTGTCGGTATCGAACAGAGCCCACCCGGTTGTCGTCGCCACGTCCAGGGCCATTATGCGCATGGAACAAGCCCCCTTCCCTGCGGTTCGGCAGCGTCATGGCGAACTATGGCTGGAAGCCTGGTGTGTCCGTTCACGCCGGCAAGTACGGCGGGATCAGATACTTCATCACCGATGCAGTGAAGGCCGCTGACGTGCTCCTGCATCACTGGCCGGTACGTGCGCCGAGGGGTCAGAAGCACCTGGTGGCACGCCTTACCCTGCTCAAGTGCCTTGAAGGCAAATGCGATGCGGAGAGAGCCCGGAAGGCGTTCATAGAGGCTGCGGAAGAAGCGGGGATACTGTCGCATTAGGCTGCCGCTCCCGCAAACATGTCGGCCGTCCGCGCCTCATGCAGTTCCGCGATATTCTTTACAGCCTGGGCGAAGTAGGACGGCTTGAGCTCGAAGCCGATGCCGCGGCGCCCCATGTTGACGGCGCAATAAACCTCGCTGCCTATGCCCAGGAACGGCGTCAGGATCACGTCGCCCGGATTGCTCCATAGGTCGATGCAGCGCTCGATCACGTCGAGCTGCAGAGGGGAGATGTGAACCTCGTCCTTTTCGTCCCGCGCGGCTCGATATTGCAGCGTCCGCGTCTGGTTGATGTCCATCCAGACCGGCGAGGCATACCGCTGCCAGACTTCGATAGAGTACCAATTCCTCCCGTCTGTCGGGGCTGTATATTTGGAGCGATCAGGGCCGGCCTCATCCCCGATGTAGCGATCAAAGCATCCCGCCACCGGCTCGGGGTTATCGCCTGGCTTACGGAAGGTCACGATGTAATCCGCCAACCCTTGCCCGCTCATGGTGCTGTCCTTCACGATCTGCTTGTGAAGGAGCCGCAGGCTTTTGGTGCGCTGCTGGGCGACTACGGGGTCTTTCCAGATGCAAACCTCAGAATGGAAGATCCAGCCGGCGTCTTCATAGGCCCGGATGACCTCGCCGCGGAAATCGCGCATGCCGATATGGCCGTGCCTGATCTTGCTGGTGGGCAGCTGCATGACGTGAACCGAATGGAGACGGCCAGGCATCGTCACGCGAAGAAGTTCCTGGATCAGGAACGCATAATGCTCCCAAAAGCGCGGCCCCTCATTGTTGGAAATGTCCCGGTCGAAATTGCTGAATTTGTAAAGCCCCTCGAAGGGAGGCGAATGGATGCCGAAATGGATCGTGTCGCCCGGGATCGCCCGGATGAGCTCGCAAGCGTCACCCTGATAGACCGCGTAATCCCGGTTCACGACCTGATTGACGCAATTGATGCCTTCCACCTGCTTCATGCGGCCCTCAGAAAGTCGGGCAGCCTGACCGGCTGCGTTGGATTGTAATCGGGGATTGTGCGCACAGTGCCGCGCACCTCATGTGAAGATAGATCGGCCATGTGCAGTACCATCGCCGCGGCCATGCGCTCGGCATCCGCTTCCTTCCTGCGGAGATTGGCGACCACGGCGCCTTCGGTCTCGGCGGCGATGAAATGCACGTTGACGGGTTTGGTCTGCCCGAACCGCCAAAAGCGGCGGATAGCCTGGTAGACCTGTTCGAAGCTGTCATTGAGCCCGACAAACCCTGTATCGGCGCAGTGCTGCCAATTCATGCCGAAACCACAGATCGAAGGTTTCGTGACCAGAACGCGAATGCGGCCTTCGCTGAAATCGATCAGCTTTCGCTCTTTGTCTGTCTCGCTGTCGGATCCTCTGACCTCCACAGCGCCAGGGATGGATTTCGCGAGTGCCTCGCTCTCGGCGTTGAGATTGCACCACCACACGAACGGACGATCGGCCGGAGTGATCGAGGCAGCGAGTTCGACGCGCTCGGCAACCGTATCCCTGCGCGCTGCAATCCGCTCCTGCAGGGTTGATGCCTCCATGGGGAAAAGCGTTCCGGTATCGAGGCTTGGTGCGTATTCGACCTCTACGTGGTGCTGTGTCTGGCGAAGCGGCGGCAGAAGGTAATCGCCGTCTTCATATCCAAGATCGGACGGGCGCCGAAGCATGACGGCCCATGAAGCCATCCACTTCCAGAACTCGGTTTCGGCGTGGCCCTTAAGGCGCCATTTCTGCGTATCGCCGTTGTCGTGGGTGAAGAAGGTGGCCAGCATGTCGGTATAGGACATGACGCCCAGGAACTCAGCGTGGTTGCCAAGCTCCATGAAATCGTTCGGGGCCGGGGTTGCGGTCGCCGCAAGCCGGTACGGGATCGACCGGCATTCCTCAATGAGCTTGGTCCGATAGTGCCCATCCGTGCTCTTGAGGATCGAGCTTTCATCGAGGATGACGGCAGCGAAGGCCGCCAGGTTGAAGTGCTCGATCTTCTGATAGTTCGTGACATTGATGCCGGGGCCGCAATCTTCCTGGTAGGAGACGATGCGCGCAGGGATGCCGAATTTCGCCGCCTCGCGTATGATCTGGGCCGAGACGGCGAGCGGCGCGAACAGAAGCACCATGCCTCCGGTTGCGCCAGCTATGGCGTTGCCCCACGCCAGCTCCATGAGGGTCTTTCCAAGGCCGGTACCTGCGAACAGAGCGGCTCGGCCGCGGCGCAAGGCCCATCGGGTGATGTCCTGCTGGAACGAGAACATGACTTCAGGCAACTGCGGGATGACCGCGAGCCCTGTCATCGGGTCAATGACCCGCTTGCGCTCCAGGAAGGCGGCGTAGGCGTCCATCTCAGATCGCCCCCACCAGCACGGCGACGAACCCGACAGTCGCCGGGATCGCCATCGCCCACACCACCAGCATCATTCTTGCTTGCACGGACATGGTTGACCTGCTCCCGATCAGGCGACTTCTTCGGTTTCTTCGTCGGGGAACGGATCGTCCATGACGGCGGCAAGCTCCTTGTTGATGAAGGCTGTCCCGTCATTGAACCCGCGCTGCCATGCCTGACCGGCCGCGCTGTCGGCGCCATACGGGTTCGCTGCATCCTTCCGAAGCTTGCCGGCTGCGAGACCTTCTTCGTAGGCTCGATCTTCCAGAGGCGTCCGGTCCTGGTCGAAGAGATCCACCTGCCGCGCCAGCCCGTGGCCGAGCATCTTGGCGATGCGGATGCGGCGCTGCATCATGGAGATGATTTCGCCGGAGTCCTTCTCCTCCAGTTCCATCGCCCACTTGATGTCTCCCTTGGTGAACCCGAGGGGCTTGAGGCGCTTGTAGGCCTCGTTGATCTCGCCCATGGTGGCGCCGATCTCGGATTTCAGATCCTTGATCTCGCGAAACGTATTGAGGAACTGCTGCTCCTCGAATTGGGCGCGCTCGTCCTGAATGTTGTGTCCCGGCTCGGCTTTGGCGGCCTTAGCTTTTGTCATGCCTCTTCCCTTTCCGCCGCTCGATCTTGAGCAGCAACCGTTCCCAGACGCGCCGTAGCGCGCTCCAAATCAGCCGCATGTCGTGCTGCCTTCAGTTTCAGCCGCTCGGCCTTGTCGGCTTCCGCGGCGGCTTCATTCGCCTCGCAGGCCTGCTGATAGGCCTGATGGGCAATCATAAGCGCGCGGTAGACAGATCCCCGCACGTCGTTCATCGTGTTGGTCTTGTATTGAAGACGGAAAAGATAGCTTTCTGGAATGCCAAGCTTGCGAGCCAAGCTGAAGCGAATGCGCTTCTCCTTGTCTTTCCGCCCCTGGCACTCAGCATCGAGCAGATCATCCGCCCACTGCTTGGCTTCCATTAACGCGATACTAGTCATGTCACCCTCGGAAACACTTTTTCCGATTTCGGAAACTCTTTTTCCGCACATTCTTCAGCCCCACGGTTACTTTCGAAACCGTCAGGGCAGTCGAGCCGAAGGGGCTCGATCTCGAATGGAAGGAAAGGGATGACGAATGCACGCTCGGAACCGCCAAGCTCGTGATCGTGATCGTCAGCTTGAACTGCCGCTTGGGGGTCCATCAGTGGCCCTCCCATCGGCGAAAACTTCTAAGGGGGTGGGCATCCACCGAATAGGAGGAGAGGTCGACTGGCGCCCCTTCTCGACTAGCACGCTGCCAATGATGGCGAAGCGAGCAGCAAGCAAATCCAGCAACCCAGCCCATGGCCGAGCCCATCACCGCGCTTAGGAGGATCGTTGCCAATGTCATGCGACCTCCGATCCGCGGAAGCGGGGGTTCTCGCCCGGCTGGGCATAGGGTGGATAGGGATAGGGCTTCTGAATGCGCGCCGAGCGCGCCATGTTGATTTCGCGGAGGACCGATGCCTCGCTGCGCCGTGTCATGTTGGCAATCTCGAGGGTGTCGAAGCCGCGCTTGAAGAGATCGTATGCGTTCATGGAGACAGACATCTACGCCTCCACCCTCTCGGCACGCGTATAGAGGCGCGCGTGGTGATGTGGGCAGTAGCTCGATCCGACCTTGCTTTCGTGGCCGCAATAGCGAGCAAAGGCCCCCGCGCCTTCCACGATGAAGCGACAGGATCGCCGCTTAAGATCGACCAGGTGAAGCCTCAGAGGGTCGACCGGGATCACCGGCGCCGGCGGCTCGATGAAGACGGGATCGAGTTTGCGGCTTTCGATATTTCGGGCCACTCGGCTACGACGATGGTTGTCGCCCTTCGCCTTCTGGCGCGCTTCCACCAACTTCTTGCCGGGAACGCCGCCCTTGATGCCGCCCTGCTTGCGGTTTGCCTCGACAGAAACGGATTTGGGCTTTCCGCCTGCGAATGTCAGGCCGAGGCGATGCGCGCGGCCGATGACGGCGTTTCTGGTCTTGCGAAGCGCCGCCGCCACCACGGAGCCAGGCTCACCGGCCTTGACCATCTCGCGCAGGATGCGGTCCTGCTCCTTGGTCCAATTTCTCGCCGGCCGGTCTTCCTTCCCTATCGCAAGTCGTTCAGCACCACCGCGATCGCCGGCCGGCTCGGCTCTGGATTCGTCATCGCGGTCGCAGATCGCACTGCCGGTCAAGCCGGCCCCATGCTCCAGAGCGTATCTCATGCCGCCCACCACACGATCCCGACGATGAGCCAGAAGAGGATCAGGGCGAGGATGATGATCCGCCGCAGCTCGACGCTCACGGCTTCGGAATAGGGTTCCTGGGGAGACGGGGAGGAGGTCGCCTCCACAGGACGCGGCACCACGCGGAGAGGAGCTGCGCGGTGATTGGCAGAATGAGGAAAATGCTTCACGATGCCGCTCCATCACGGAGGGAGGAGCTTTCAAGATGGCAAAGAGTTTGTTCGATAAGGCCGAGGTCACGATCACATGCCCGGACTGCGGACATGAACACCGCAAAAGCCTCGGTTGGCTGCGCAGTAATGACGCAATGGTCTGCGCCGGGTGCGGGCAGACAATCACTCTCAAAAGTGAAAAGCTTCGCGCCGGCCTCGATAGCGCGGACAAGACGTTTGCCAATTTCAAGCGGAATATCGCCCGCCTCAATAAGCGAAAGTAGCTCGGCAAAAACCAAATCCATGACCGAAGTGTCGGCATGGAGTGAGAGCTTCATGCCTCTGGAGGAGCGCGCTCGGTGATTAGTGTTGGCAGGGGAAATCATGCGGCGGTCTCCTTCGCAGGCATGTGGAAGAAGTCAGCAGGAGAGAGGGCAACGTCGTTTTCGCGCGCCCACGAAAGGAGCTTCTGCGCATCGCCAGGCGGTATAATTCCGCCAGTCCCGCCCCTCTTCTGCGGGTACATCCACCGGTACACGCGAGAGACGTGCTTCCCGGTGATCTCGGCAACCTTATCGACGCCGATTTTCGCGATGACAGAGCGGGCTGGTTCAAGATGATCGGGCTTCATGACCATCATATTTGCGATTATCGCGAGTTTATGTCAAGTGATTTTTGCGAACTTCGCGATAGCGATTTTTGCGGCTTTCGCGATTATCGCCCCATGAGCGATCCGCAAAGAGAAATCCGCCTTTGGTTGCAGGGGGAACTTGCGAAAAGGCCGCATGGTACTAAAGGTCTTTTGGCGAAGTTCCTTGGCGTGCGGCCCGACGCTGTAACGCGCATGGCAAACACCGATCCGCACAAGGAGACGCGGGAGATCAGAGCCCACGAGCTCGTGAAGATGCGCGAGTTCTTCCAAGAATCCGTGGAGAAGGCCCCTGAAGAGACGAGCATACCCCTAATGGGCTACGTCGGCGCAGGCGCCGTCATCGAGCCTGAATTTGAGCAAACACCGCCCGAGGGCCTTGATCAGATCCATCTCGCGATCCCGATCCCAGACGACATGATCGCCTTTCAGGTCCGCGGTATTTCCATGCTGCCTCGCTACGACGAAGGGGACGTTATCATCGTTTGGCGGGACCAGAAGCGAGCTACCGATTCATTCCTGGGAGAAGAAGCCGCTGTGCGCACCCGGGACGGTCGGCGGTTCCTGAAAACCATCCGGCGTGGCGCGCGCGGATACACGCTGGAATCGTGGAATGATCACCCAATCGAGGACGTGGAGATCGAGTGGGTGGGGGAGATTTACGTGACGGTCCGGGCAAACCAGCTTCGCCGGATGGTCAATCAGATCAGCCGACAAGGCGGCATTCAGGGGCAGTTGAAGCTGAGGGCATAGGGGGAGGAGATGAAGAGACTGATTGGCTTGGTGATCGTGGCGTTTATTGCATGGGCTGTGTTTCACGATCGGGATAATCAAGCTCTAGAGGGAGCATCGCAGCCTGCGCCAGCGCGGGCTGCCGAAACGCCCCGCGAGTCCACGTCCGTCGACAACGCCTATGCTGTTTGCCAGGTAATTGATGGCACGGGTCTCGCAAGCAAGCCCTGCGAAGTTTCAGGCTGGAATTCCGCCGTCATAGCCACAATTGACATGAGCAGCGTAGAGGCAAGAAAGCTGTGCCCGCAGATTGCCGGTTTGCTCCGTGACAAATCGGTTAGGTTTAAGGGCGAATGGACGCTTCAAATCCGCTCCCCTTACAGCGGCGACAATAGCATCGCCTTCTGTCGGCTCCCGAACTGATACTGTCATGTGCTGGCTCATCGGCCATGGCTATCTGGAGAGCCAGGCGGATAACGACAATTAGGGCAGTTCAAGCTCAGGGCGTGGGGAGAGTCCTGGGGAGGACTTTAGCGGATGGATTGGTTTGGTTTTCTCGGCACCATTTCCGGTGTCGCGACCGCGGTATTTGCGGGATACGGCGTCTATCTTTTGATCGTCGAGAGGCTGGAGCGCATAAAGGCCGAGTTCGTTTTCAGCGAGCGGCCTCGCTTTGTAAAAACCGGTGAAGAATGGCGAGCTATCGAAGACGCATCGCAACCGATCATGATCCATATCGCCGCAAAGATTTACAACGGCACGTCCTATCCCGCTCGCGTCGAGACCATGCGGGCTTTCGGAGTGCCGCTCCTGATGATGGAGAGTTACAACAAGGACCGCGTTAGACGGTGGGACGGCACCGGCATAGAGCGTGACGTCGATGAGGTGGTTCAGCCGGGAAAATCAGTTGAGTTCGGCCTGGGAGTGGAGGTTGACTGGCTTGCCCTGCAATCATCGCGGAGCCAGCCGTCTCCGAATGGCCGAACAACGTCAGCCCTCTTGGAGGCGTCTGTCATCATCGATCGGAGGAGCCTCGTTATCCGCAAGCTCTCACGAACCGATATGACGGCGATCAAGGCCGAAACCATTGAAAAGAATGCCGCGAAGGCCGCCCAGAAGTAAATCACTTCGCTCATCGCTTTTCCCTTCTACCTTTCTGATCATCTCTACTCTGGTGAGTTTCTAAGTCTCTGAAGGTTGGTGGGGGAGGGTTCCGGCCAAAGACCCCCCTACCCCCATAGGCATCTATAGCCCATGAAGGCAGGGGAGCCTTTGGCATGTCCTGAAGGCCGGAGCCGGGATGGGACACGCGCCAGGACGCCTCTCGGCAATCCGTCCTCTGTTTCAGGCAGCACCGTAGGACTTTCGACCCCCGCGCCTGCCGCTTCACCTGCACCGGGATTGCACCGGGTCGCGGCTCGATTCTTCCCGTCGGATCATCCCGCCGGGGCTTTTCTTTTATGCGCGATCGCAAACGTCCGTCAACAAAATTTGCGATTGTCGCGATTTTCCTCTTGACTGTTTTTGCGATTATCGCGAATATCCCCTCATCAACACACCGGCACGAAGAAGCGAGAGCCGATCTGCCGATGTCGATTTGAAGCGGCAGAGACGGCTTTGCCAGATGCCGAGAGGAGAGCGAGATGGAACTCAAAGACGCAGAACGGTGGCTCAAGAATTACTGGCAGAGCGACGAGATCGACGCGGGAGAAACCCGCAGAACGGCAGAGCGCTTTGAGCGCGTCTTGGGCGATCCAGAAACATTCCCGAATGCCGATCTCGACACAATCGATGCGTTTCTGGATGCCGCCTATTCGTGGCTCGGCGGCCTTAGCCACAATCTTGAAGTCGAGCAGTGAACCCCTCCGGCTTGGGCATCCGCGCGATGCCCTTCCCCGATGGCTTCTGAAAGGACCACGACCATGAAAATCGTATCCCTCCTCGTCGCTGCCAGTGTCCTGTCTGTCAGCGCAATTGAAGACCCGGCGCATTCGATGCCGAACCATGACGAATGCCGCGCCGTGGATGCCCATCTGCAGATCATCGCTCAGAACGCGGGCGAAGAGGCGGTCAAGATCGACGCCATACGCATGGGCGGCCTGGATCACCTCGCCGGGGCGCACGTGAAAAAGTTCGAGGACGCGCGGGCCGATGTGGTCAATGCGCTGATGGACTTCCTCGCCGCCACCGATGGACTGGCGCGTCAGTTCAAGACCTTCTGCCGGTGAGTGTCATGAACGCCGCGAACCAAGCCGCATTCATCGGGGCGATGCAGACGATCTGCGCAGAGCCGACCCTTGGCGATGTCCAATCGTGGCTCTGGTCTCAGCCGATCTGCCCGAACTCGAGGTTCCTCTCTCAGGTCCGCCTCCTATGGGGATTTGAGCGCGATGCAAAGGTGTCGACCGTCCGCCGCTTCCTCGCCGGCCGCGTCGATTACCTCGAAAGCATCGTGGCTGAGAGGCCGGAGAAGCTGAGCCTTCTCGTCCCGACAAAGCAGATGCTCGACACGCTCAAGGCGTTCGAGCAGCGGAACCGGAGGGCGGCGTGATGAGCAGTGGTTCTCTCCTTAGCGGTCGCCTTCCTGCTGCCCTGAGCAATGCCGTGTCGGACGCTATTCATGCGGCTTTGGAGAGCGGCATGGAGATAGACGAGGCCGCATGCGTGGTGGTGAGCGTTGCGTCCGATTACGCCCGCCTTCAGTACGGCAATGACTACCTCGGAGCGCTTGCAAACGTAGTTCTGCACCGCGCCTCAATGCCGATGCCTGACATTGTGGAGCCTGGTGGCGCTGATGCGTGACCTCCTCCCCCTCGCCCAAGACATTCTCTCCCTCATCGCCGTGACCGCGTCCGTGCTGGTCGCTGGCGCTTATCTCGGAGCGCTGTGATGCAGGCGGATTTGGTCTCTGAAACCGCCTTCGCGATCTACCAGACGTGGAGCCGAGAGCGCGATCCAGATCGAGCCAGGCGCCGGTTTGAGGCCCTGAGACCAGCCATCCGCGATCAGTTTGAAGCCGAGGCCAAGGCGGCAATCCGCGTGGTCGAGGCATACCAGCAGGAGCAATTCGCATGACGATGCAAAGCCTGGGAGATGTTGTCGGAAACCTTGTCGATGGTCTCGGAAACGAGCGCTACTGGCGCGGCGGGAAGATCACCGAACCCGGCGTCTATGCCGGCGTCGACATCGAACGATATCACCACGACCCCGAACTGTTCGACGGCTTCTCGATATCGAGCTCGGGCCTTCGCTCTCTGCTGCGCCGGCCGGCTGAATATTGGTGGTCGAGCCCATACAATCCGAACAGGCAGGAATCCGAGAGCAAGGCGGCGCTCGATTTCGGCAAGGCCGCTCACATGCTCCTGCTCGGGGAAGATGGTTTTGCCGAGCAGTATTCCCTTCGCCCAGCGACCTACATCGACAGCAAGGGCGATGAAAAGCCGTGGAACGGCAATTCGACGTGGTGCAAGGGATGGCTTGCCGAGCAGGATAAAGCCGGCCGCACGGTCATCACCGAATCCGAGATTGCTCACATCCGGTACATGGCCGATGCGCTTTCGCGGAAGGAGGCAATTCGGCTCGGCATCCTCAATGGCAAGATCGAGCGGTCCATATTCCACAAGGACCGGGATATCTGGCTCAAGAGCCGGCCCGATGTAATCCCTGTCTCGTCCGGTGATTTCGTGGATCTGAAAACCGCGGCATCGGTCGATGACGAAACACTTTCGCGGGCCATTTTCGCCCACGGCTACCACGTCCAGGCAGGTCTCCTGCGCATGATCGTGAGGGAAGTGCTCGGGCCAGACGCCTTCACGTCCTTCACCTTCGTCTTTGTCGAGAAGACCCCGCCCTATGACGTTCGGGTGATGCAGCTCAAGGACGCCGACATCGACCTTGGCGAGCGCCAAGCGCGGCAGGGGCTGAAGCTCCTGCGCGAGTGCCTAAAGCGCCAGGAGTGGCCCGGCTACGACGGCTTCGATCAGCACATCTCGTACATCGAAATGCCTTCCTGGGCGAAGACCAAGATCGACAATGAACTCAATGCGGAGGCCGCATAGCCATGAACCAGATCGCCACTCGCGAAACGTCCATAAATCAGGTTGGAATCGCCACTGGCGCCGGCGGATCTAGCATTGCGCCTCAGAACTTGGGCGAGGTTGTCCGGTTCGCAGAAGTCATGTGCAAGGCGGATATCGCCCTGCCGAAGCATCTGCGCGGTAATGCCGGCGCCTGCATGGCCGTGGCGATGCAGGCCCTTGAGTGGCAGATGAGCCCGTTCGCGGTTGCCTCCAAGTCCTATTCGGTCAACGGGCAGATCGCCTATGAAGCCCAGCTCATCATGGCCGTAATCAATACACGATCGGGCATCGAGGGCAGGCTGAAGTTCCGGTTCGAGGGTGAAGGGCCGGAGCGCGTCTGCATAGCCTATGGCAAGCTCGACGGTGAAGTGCTTGAGGTCCGATCGCCCAAGTTCAAGGACATCACCCCGAAGAACTCGCCGCTCTGGAAATCCGATCCAGACCAGCAGCATTGCTATTACACAGCTCGCGCGTGGGGGCGCCGGCACACACCGGAGGTGATCCTCGGCGTCTATGACAGGGACGAGGCCGAGCAGTTTCGCGGCCCCGACAATGCCAAGGACGTAACCCCATCCGTCATGCAGCGCCTCCAGGCTCAGCAGCAGCCACAGGCGGCCGCACAGGAGCGCGAAGGGTTCAACCGGGCCCATGTGACCCGCGAGACGGAAACGCTCTCCAGCGGTCAAGACGAGGCTGAATTCGAAGAAACAGATCAGGAATCGTCGGCTCCCCCCGCCGACGCCGCGGCGGCATCCACCCCTCCCGCCCAAAACCCCATGGATGCCGCCGCCCCCGATACCGCTGCCGAACCCGGTGGCGATGAGGAGGCCGGCGCCTCTGTGCCAGTCGAGAAGGCGGCTCATGGTGAGCCGTCGGCGCCGGCCTCCGAACCTGACGACGAAGACAAGGCCAAGATCCGGCGCATGCTCATGGAAGAGTGCATCACGAACATGCTTCGCGATGCCACGAGCGAGCCGGCGGCCGAGCGCGAGGCGAAGGTCGATCGGCTCGAGAAGGTCTGGCGGCAGGAGTTGCCCGACCATACCGATTTCGTCGCCAGGTGCGCGGAGACGGCTCGGCGCATCATCGACAAGCCAGCGGAGAAGCAGAGGGCGCGGGATTACCTCCTCGCGAAGGTAGCGTGATGCCGTCTAACCGGACAATCCGCCGCGCAATTGCATGGTGGCAGAAGCTCATCGCCAAGCGCAGGATCGCCAGCATCCCCGGAATGCGCAAGATCGAGGCCGAGATTGCCGAGCGCAGACGCCGGCATAGGCCGACACGCGATCTGCAGGAGCGCAAGCGGGCTCTGCTGCACGACAACATGCGGGGGATGGCGTGATGGCGCGCTCCGTTTCTGAATGGATCGGGAAGACGCCCGACACCAGGATACCACCGCGAGTTCGGCTCCGCATTTTCGAGCGAGAGAAAGGCATCTGCCATCTCTGCAAGCAGCCCATCCAGGTTGGGCAGAAGTGGGAAGCGAACCACGATCCGGCCCTGATCAATGGCGGCGAAAACCGCGAAAGCATGATCTTTCCGGCTCATGACAAGTGCCACAAGGCGCACACTGCTCAGGCCGTTGCGGAGAAGGCGAAAGTCGCGGCCATTCGCGCCAAGCACATCGGGGCAGATCGCCCGAAAGGCACCATCAAATCACGCGGTTTCGAGAAGAAGGCTCGTGTTCCCAAGCCGAGCCTCCCGCCGCGCTCACTTTACGAGGCACAGCAATGACTACATCCGGATACTCGGACGAGATCACCGAACAGGCCAACCAGCATCCATCGCTGGGCGGCGAGTATTTCGCGGCACGGGAAGCCGCTGCGCGCTTCCTTGTCCACTGGCAGGAGGAACACGCCGAGCTTTTGGCCGAAGAGATCATGAAGCCCATTCTGGACGCCGTGAAAGAGCGTGTCTGGGATGCCTTCCGCGATTGGCTTCTATCCGACACCGAATACAACGCTCATATGACCATGGCCCGCATGGTCGAGGATAGCGTGAAAGCGCTCATCGGCGGGGATAAATGGGCCAACGTCAAGTACATCTCGCCAGAAGGATACCGCACTGAGAAAGTGCGCGAAACGCTCGCCAAGCTCTACAGCGACGAAATCAAGGATGGGCGGATCGCTGATCTGGAAAAGGAAGTGGAGCAACTAAAGCAGTCGCTTCGCTGGGCTCGGGGAGATTATTCATGACCACCACACCAGACTATGCGGGGCTGATTCCCCAGAATGTTATGGACGCGGCTCGAAAGGAATGGATGCGGGTCGCAGAAGAACGAGGCAATTGGGATGCCGCCCTAGCAGCGGCACTGCGCGTCTCTCACCGCACCCTCCTAGAGAGCAACGCGGCGCTGGAGCGGGAGCGGGATAGGCTTCAGGCTATTGCCGACCAACGTTTCGGAGCCATCCTGCAGATCGCCACTCGCGCCGGAGGAGCCGAAGCCGAGCGCGACCGGCTCGCGCGCTACCTGTCCAACTTGCTCGCTCGCATTCACCGGGACGGGGGTCATTACGAGCAACAGCACGGCACCGAAAAGGCAGTAGCCGACGCGGACGAACTCGTCGCCCGCTCGCTTGTGAAGGGAGGCGTCGATGGTTGAGATCAGCGAGAAGGAAGTCGAGGCGGCGGCTAGGGCACTTCGGCCTGATGCGTTCCGCGAGCTTACGCCGATGGACTTGCGATCTGATGACTATGCGCTGACAAACCGGCAGCGGGCGCAAGAGGCCGCGCGAAGATCGGCACAAGCCGCCCTCGAAGCCGCCGCCCGTGTGCGAGAGGAAGGCAATGCCGGTGGGCCGGTGGCATGGGGCGAGGATATAGACGGTAAAATAGTGTCCGTCCGTCTCGACAAGAGCCGACATTGCACGGTGCCGCTCTACCCCGCCCCGCAGCCGAGCGGGACGGTGGAGGCGCTGGCGGACGCGCTGCGAGGGTTGTTGAAGGCGTACGAGAATGCCTTTGATTGGACAGCCGAACTACCGCCAGAAACAGCCGAAGCCGAGCGCATAGCCAACGAGGTGCTAGAAGCCCTCACATCATCCAAGCCGGAGCAGAGCGGGTGGAAGCTTGTGCCGAAAGAGCCGAGCCGAGGACGCCTCATCAGCATGGCGATCCGTCACAACCATGCATTCCTTATCAATCCCGATCCTAGCGCCACGTGGTGGTCAAGCGGCGTGAAGCCAGAGCATCGAGAATCGATCCTCCGCAACATGAAACAACTTTACGAGGAAGCCATCGGCGAAGGCTTCTACTCGCCCGACAAAGAGGCCGGATACGTTACCAGCTTCGAAAAAGCGCAAGGTTCAGCATCCCCCACCCCACCCACGGCAGGAGGCGAGTAGGATGGAAATCATCATCAACGGCAAGATTTCGGCTGATCCGAAAGATCGCATTCTAGCTCTGGAAGCCGTCACTCGGGCCATCTGCGAGCAAACCGGACAAGACCCGGCCGAAGGCGTCATGATGCTCCTCACCGCCGCCGCGCACATGTCGGATACCTATTCCCGCAAGCCGTTCTCAGAAACAGGCGTCGTTTTGGCTCAGTGCCTTGGCCTCGCTATCGTCGCTGCGGATGACTTCTTCAAGCTTCGGCGCGTTCCCGCCCCTACGGCAGGAGGTGGCGATGCGTAGGCTTACGGAAGCGCAGCGGGCGATCCTCTCCGCAGCAGACAACCAAGCCGGGCGTTGTGGATGGCCGCTCTCCGTATGGGAGGCGAAAGGCGGCGCGCGCGATGCTTGCCAGCCCCTTATCAAGGCCGGACTGCTCATAGAGCGCAGGCTCGGGGGATATCCGGGCGTCCAGATCACCGAAGTAGGCCGCGCCGCCCTCAAAATGGAGGGCCGCGATGGGTGATCTGCGGGAACTGATAGAGCGCGTCGAGAAGGAAGGCGCAAGCTACGCTCTAGATGTGGCTATAGCGCAGACGCTGGTCCCGGAGATCGTCGTCCTGCGCCAGCGCGACGACGACAGCGGGGCCGATCCTCACACCTACCGGTGCTTCACGACGAAGGTTGATGACGCTCTGTGGCTTGCCACGCTCCTTCTCGACAACGGTTTCGTTGACATCGAGGTGGCATATCGCAGCGGTGGTGGCCGAACGTATGGCAGGGCTGAGATATGCGGCCCTCACGTCGATTCTGCCGCCACGGGCGCTACCCCCGCCATCGCCCTCATCCTCGCCACCCTCCGCGCCAAAGCAAAGGAGAGCGAAGCCGCCATCCGCTCCCTCACCCATGGCTCTATGGAGGGGCGGAAGTGAGCGCGCTACGCCACATCGTGGATATCGGGGATGACGAGCCCATGACGCTAGACGAGGCGTGCCGCATAGTCTTCCGCGGGACCATCAGACCTGCAACATTGCGCGCTGAAGCGGCACGCGGCAATCTCGTTCTTGAGCGTATCGGGCGGCGAGATTTTGTCACTCGCGCCGCGCTGAGGGAGATGAGAGAAAAATGCCGCGTCCAGCGAAAGGAGCCCGCCTCTGGTTCGACAGAAAAGCGGGACACTGGTTCATCCGAGACGGATCGATCAAGCGTGGCACTGGCTGCGGCTTTGAGGAGCGCTCGCGCGCTGAGGGAAAACTCCGAGAATACATCGAGGAAAAATACGAACCGCCAACCGACAGTAGTGCGGCTCGTCTCCTCGTAGCGGACGTTCTGACCTACTACGCCCGAGAAATAGCGCCCGGCCAAAAGTCGCAAGCGACAAGCTATTCCATTGAACGACTGCTCGATTGGTGGGGAGGAAAGGCGCTCTCAGACGTGAAGCGCTCCACCTGCCAAGCCTATGTCGAGCATCGGATGTCTCAGCCCATACGGCAGGCAAAGAAGACCAAAACGCCAAAGCTTGTAAGCCAGGAGACGGCGCGGAGAGAATTGACCGTGCTGCGCGCGGCGATCAACTCTTACCATGCAGAAACACCGCTGGATGCTCTGCCTGTGGTCACGTTGCCGAAAGCCTCAAAGCCGCGGCCCGATTGGCTGAGGCGCTCGGAAGCAGCGCGGCTGATTCTGGCGGCTCGTGGATTGGACGACAAGGAATCAGCCCGTGCGCTGACCCGCTTCATCCTTATTGGGCTCTACACGGGAACGCGATCTGGGGCCATTCGGCGTCTCGGATGGTTTCCGAATACGCTCGGCGGCCACATCGATTTGGATGCCGGGGTGATCCATCGCAGAGGCGACGAGGAGGGCGAAACAAATAAGCGACGTCCCTCTGTTCGCATTCCGGACCGCCTCATGGGCTTCTTGCGCCGGTGGAGGGCGAAAGACCTGGCGAGGAATGTGCCTGTCCGATTCGTTATCCACTATCGCGGCGCTCCAGTCGACAAGCAGAGAAAGGCCTGGACGGCAGCACGGAAGGCGGCGGGTCTTCCTGAGACCATAAAGCCGCACATACTACGGCACACTGCCGCAACGTGGCTCATGCAGGCCGGGGCAGACATATGGGATGCGGCAAACTATCTCGGCATGAGCGTGAAGATGCTGGAAGAGGTCTACGGCCATCATCACCCTGATTATCAGAAGGATGTCGCGGCCCGAGTCGGGAGGAACAGGTAGGGGTTTCTGTCATCGTTTCTGTCACGCGCCAGATGACTGAAACTCCGAAACCCTTGGAAATGATGGTGCTGCCGGTGAGGATTGAACTCACGACCTCTCCCTTACCAAGGGAGTGACTAAAACCAGAACCCTTGCAAACAAAGGGTTTCGAGGGAAGATCGAGACAGAAACTTCATGATATGTTCCGGTGTTTCTGTCAGGTTTCTGTCATTGAGATTGCCATGCCCCTCAAGCTCACAGCGACATCACGCCCGGCACGCTGAAGAAGCGATGGCGATGGGTAACGAACGGATATATCCCAGATCGCAAGATCTGGATGGGCCAGAGCGGGTTTGCCGAGACGAAGAATGAAGCCGCTCAAGCGGTCGAGGATGCTTACTTCCGCGTGGTGGAATCCTGAAACGCAAAAAAACGCCCCGCCAGCCGAAGCCAGCGGGGCGCCTGTGCGAATGAGTATGGAGAGGGCTAGGAGCTACGGCGGTCGCCGCCCTTCCCTCTG